GGGTAAGCCTTTGCCATTTCGGATAGGTTAGATGCTGAGAAACAAACTACGATCTTGTAGCGTGTTTTAATCGTTTTCAAAGCCCTACGGATCGATAAAGCCGTGGCATATCCTTCACACAGAATAACCTGTCCTTTGTTATCAAAGATTGCAGAGGCGTTCTTGGTTTTCTGTCCGCTTAAAAACTTCTTATTGCCCTCTGGATCGATTAATTGACATCCAACCAGATCCCCATCAATCCGCATTGGGATTATCAAAAGCTCTCCCCAAACCCATCCCTTTTCTTCTGGGAAACCTTTCTTCTCCAAGTAAGAATGTTGCTTTTTGACGGCATTATTCAGGATGTATGCTGCCTTACCGCTTGCCCTGGAATTATTCTTGGCAACATCGATTGTAATTTTTGGTTTTCGGATTACTTGTGAAGGGTCATGCTTGCCACGAAAGCTAATAGGTTTCTCATGGGTTGCCCAATTTTGCACCGCACCCGTAATCCCATCGAATATATACGAGCCGTTCTTTTTGTTTGGCTTATCAACAGTCCTGCATCGTGTCCATTTATCGTGAACAAGGCTATCAATAATTAAGCCGTGTTTTTCTGCAAAAGATTCAAAATTCATAACATTCCCTTTTCTACCATTTCAATACGCTCCCCAATCCATTTCATACAAGGGACTGCCATCGAGTTTCCCATCGCTTTATACCTCAGACTATCGGGAGATTCAGGCTTGCCTCTCCAAGCGATGTTCGTATAGTTATCAGGGAATCCTTGAAGTCTTTCGCATTCGACTGGTGTTAGCCTGCGAACCGCCATTTGCTGGGCGATAAAGGTTTGGGCATGGTGGCTTTGGACGGAAGGTCGGAGTGCTTGGAGGGCTGGGGTTACTTCCAAAGGGGTGGCACTAAAGTTACCCGCTATTGCATCTTCCCGAATGGAATAAGCAACGCCTTGGGTGGCGGCTGCATCAAGGGTATAACTAACTCCTTCATCATTCCAGCCACGCCCATTCTGGGCCTTATCTCTGCCTGAGATATCCTGTAATGCAATCGGCACATTACCACCACCCGTCCCCCAGCGAGAGGTTACAGTCTGGCAAACATCACCCATTTCTCTTACTCGGGAGTCTGCTGGGTGAGTCTCATACACAACTAAATCCGTAAATTGTTTATGATCTCTAGCCTTGACTGTGCTGGCCAACGGATCAACTCCAAATTGCGAATGGCTTTGGCGATTAAAGGTTTCTATGTTGCTTCCAACGCTTTTTTCAATATCGGGGGAAGTTCTTTCCCTCGTTTTTCTGCTCTCCTCAGTATCCCTTGACAAGCAATCTGGCTCAAAAAGAACCTTTGATGCAGAGACCCAGTCTCCAAGACATCCGACAACAAAGACTCTTCTGCGTCTTTGGGGGATTCCAAAATACTGAGCGTCAAGCACTCGGTATGCGAACCCATACCCGAGTTCTGCCACCGCCCCGAGGAAGGAACCAAAATCCCGTCCACCACTTGAACTGAGGACACCAGGGACGTTTTCCCAAACAAACCATTTGGGTTTGAATCGATCAAGAATTCCAGTATAGACAAGGGTGAGGTTTCCTCTTGGGTCTTCAAGTCCTTTCCTAAGTCCTGCGACTGAGAATGCTTGGCATGGTGTTCCTCCGACCAAAAGTTCAACTGTTCCATTGATGTTCCACTCCTTATATTTTGTGATGTCCCCAAGATTTGGGACTGTTGGGTAATGATGACTTAAAACTGCCGATGGGAAGGTTTCGATCTCGGCATAGCCAATCGGATCCCATCCCAAGGGATGCCAAGCAACTGTTGCTGCCTCCACCCCCGAACACACTGATAGGTATTTCATCGTATTTTCCTTATTTTTTGTTTTATTAGTTCTACATCTTCGTCTGCATTAAGCTGGTCAATAATATTTTTCCAGCCTCTCCTTCTGCCCACGCCTAGATACCAATTTGCCAAGTAAGTAATCCGCTCCTCTGGTGTGTTTAGTCTGCACTTTGCCCATGGATCTTTTTTCATGCCTGAACCCTCGCTTTAGACTTACTGTAAGCAATGATGCGACTCTTAATCCATTGCATGGTTGGAGCAGATGTAGGTAATGGTTCTACTCGAATGCCATTGGGGTACACGGAAAACTTCTCTTTGTATTTCATGGCAGCCCACCCGTCCTTATATCCTTTTAGCTTGCCGTAATACATCAACTCAGCATAGAACTGGCGATTGTTAATCTGGAGCTTGCGGTTAGTTTCTGCAAGTTCTTGAAGTTCGCCCGGTATGGTTAGGATTTGCTTTAACGGACGCTCGTAACCGCACTCGCCACAAATATTGCTTGTAAATGTCCATAACGCTTTGCACTTCGGGCAGACTGCTTCTTTCTTTTCCCGCTCGGTAGGTTCTTTCTTAGCCTTCTCTTCGGAGCTATCTAAAGTCTTAACTCCTTCGGTATACAGATTGTCCCAGTCGCTTCTAAACCGCAAGAAATTCCCCGAGTGATCTAACCAAAGACCAAACTCTTTACCTTCGTGGACTCGCATGACTCTACCCATCTGTTGCACATGGGATGAAAAAGACTTTGAGAATGGTCTAGCAGATACTCCGATCATTACATCGGTTACATCAAACCCTCTAGTCAGAATGTCAGTCGCAATCAATCCATGAATGTCGGTGTCTGGTTTAGAGAACTCCTCAATCGTTAAACGCTTGTAGTCATCGTCTTCCTTGTAGGATATGGACTCAAACCGATAACCAGCCTCGGCAAAACCTTTGACTAGGTCTCTGCCATGATCCACGCCCGAACAGAATACGATTGTCTTTCGTGGGCCGCCAAAGATTTCATGCGTCTTTTTAATCCATTCGTTAACGACATCGCCTGTAATTGCCATGCCACGCTTGGAAACTTCAGCTTCTTTCCATTCGCCAAATGAATTCTTCTCAGCTCCTGTCATGTCAATCTCTTTGGCTACAAATACTTTCAAAGGGACTAACCAACCTTTCTCTACCAAGTCGCCAGTCGGAGTAGCTCCTACCACATGGGTATAGATATCTCCTAAGCCTTTAGTAAATGGGGTTGCGGTTAATCCAATAGCACGGATGTGTGGATTTTTATTGAGGAACTCGACTGTTTTCTTACGGACGATATGACACTCATCCAAAATAATCAGGTCAATGTCTGGGAATGAATCCCTTCTCTCAAGGGTCTGTGCAGAACAAACTTGGATTCGCTCCGATGGTCTTTCTCTCCAATGACCAGCTTGCATAACTCCATGCTCGATGCCGTACTTAGACAGTCTAGCACTCGTCTGGTCAACTAATACAATCCGATCTACAACCATGGCGGCTTTCTTGTACCCTTCGGATACTCGCCTCATGATCTCCATCGCTACCTCGGTTTTACCGAAGCCTGTGGATGCATATAGTAATTGTCTTATGTGTCCTTGTTTGAAGCCTTGCTTTATTTGCTCCACCACTTCTTGTTGGTGTGGTCTTAACTCTAACAAATTTTTCTCCTTTACTATCAGGAAACCGCCTGATGTCGGTACAAAATAATGGGCGGGGGTGGCTGGCGTTGATCCCCAGCTTCTGCAAAATGTTTTGTTTGTCCACCATCCGAGTGTGGAAAATAAGGTAAAACCACACTACTTTTTCAAACGCAAACAGCACACCCTCGTATCAACCTACGATCTTCACCCCCATAAGTCTGGTGAGGTACTTACGCTCCGTATGTGAAGCGGAAAATCGTGCGTTTTCCCTCATTACTTTATGCAGCTTTTGGGACTTGCTTCTTCCAGTAATTCACTTGCTTTAATAGTTCCGCATTCTTCTGTTGATAAGCGTCTCTAGAAGCTGTTAAGCCCTTAATCTGTGCTTCTTGGCTCTTGATGGTGGCACGAAGCTCATCAATTAATTCTTGTGCAGATTGCTTATCTTCTTTGGACGCATCCATGCTTTTTACTGCTAACTTCGCCTTGAGTTCTTCGTTTTCCTCCGCTATGGCTTGGAACTCAGTTGCCATCTCTTCAATCTTTTGTTCCTTCTCATCAACGACTGGATCGGGTGGAGTCTTTGGTTTGGCTTTTTTTGTTCGACCCATCTTTGATGTGTCCATCGTATACTCAACACCGCCACGAGTTACTTTACGAGCTGTTGGTTGAGGAGTGTTCATTTCCTTACGGATCTTATCTACGAATGTCGCTGATACACCGCAAACTTCTGCGATCTTGATATTGTTCCACTCGCTCCATTCAAAATCTTCCAAAAGAACAAGAACGGATCTGCGTTTATCGGCATTGGTTCTGCGTAATCCGTGCTTATCGTTGGCACTGACGGCAAATAGAATCGCATCTCTGCGTGTGCCATCATGGACTTCGGCTTCAATTTCTGCGAATGCGGCTTGTTTGTGGGCAAAGAAACGATGCCAGCCGTCAGCTAGATGATATGACTTACCATCAAAGAAAACTGTTACTGGTGGCATCTTGCCACCGCTACGGATTACATCCGCATATTCTCGGACGGCATCCTCATTGATCTTGTCTCTGACTTGTAAATCGCCATCTACTTTGATCTTTTCTAACCTTATTTTTTCTAGTTTCATTGTTTCCTCTTTTAGTTATTACTACTCTTATATGACACCCGTTCCTCCTTTGGTGGACGCACCTCGCCTACCCAGTGCGTCCTTCAACTGCTTCCTCCTTTGGAGCCACAGCACCCGACAGTCGTTCGTAGAGTCGGCACTATCTTCGCCACCGACCTTGCACTATTACATCTACTTACCCCCAGTAGTGCTTGTATTTATCCCGCTGGTGTACTCAAAGCCGTCCAGGATAAACCTACAAAAGAAAAACCCCTTGGGGTTGTTCTAAGGTGAAGTTGCTTAATAAATGGATCTCGATCATTTACTAAACACTCAGAACAACCCGAAGGGGTCTGGTCGAAATCAACTTACCACACGGACTTCACTCCGCCATAAAACTATAACACAAAGAGCCAAACAAAATATGTAATTTACGCTTGGCTCTAACTATCTTTATCCGATAACGATGGAAGGTAGTTGAAATAAATATAACACAAAAATAAAAAAAGTGGGCGGCACGTGAAAGGAGAATAGACCGCCCATAAGAACTACCAAGGAAACAACAAAGAAACAGGACAATTGTACTGTATAAATAAACAGCATGAGTTGCCTATTTTTTAAGCACATCCTCAAACGTTTGGGGATAGCTAAGTGTTTACCCTAATACTATCTTTACCATTCCACCAGTCTCGTCTGCCCGTTCTACCGTGATCTTTTGAAAGCATCGGTCATTGACCCCCAAGGCTAGAGACATCCCGTCTAACCCAGCTTTCATGCTGGCTAGGAGGTTATCAAGGTCGTAATGTCTTTTACTGGGTGGGTAAAAGATAAGATGCAGTTCCGAGTATTCCTTGGTCGGGATCTTCTGTTCCTTGGTTAAATAAAAACACATTTCCTTATATTCTTTAGTGGCTTTAGCCTTAATAGCCCAGTGGGTTTTGACATTGGGCTTTAGTGAAGCTGGCGGCCAAGGGAAAGTAAGCATCAGGGTTTTCCTTATTAAAAAATATTTTGCAATACTTGAGAGACAATGTGTACAATCTATTGTATATTAATAAAAAACGAGGAATTCAATGCAGCAGATACTAATTCTATTATGCACCCCAGGGATACAAAAATGATTATTACTAATAAATATGGACTGCCACAAACATTTGTGAATGTCGTAGAGCGTCCTACGTATACCAAGGGAAAAGCCCATATGTCGGTTACGGAGCTGTTAAACAGCCCACAGATCGTACAGTTAAAGGCTAAGTATTCAGAACATATTGAAGTCGATGTGACCGATATGATATGGGCTGTATTTGGTACGGCAGTCCACCATGTCTTGGAACAGGGCAAAGACCCTAACCATATCGTAGAACAAAGACTCCATGCCGATATAGACGGCTGGCATATCTCGGGGGCTATTGATCTTCAGATTGTCCACGAGGATGGAATTGAGGTTAACGACTATAAGACTGTCGGAGTCTGGGCGGTCATGAATGAAAAGAAGGAGTGGGAGCAACAGCTCAATATCTATGCGTGGCTGGTGGAGACTGTCAAAAAGATCCCAGTAAACAAGCTAAAGATTATTGCCATTATCAGGGATTGGAGTGCTAGGGATGCTGAGAATCGGGAAGGATACCCTGAGAAACAGGTAGCCACCTTGGACATCAAGCTTTGGTCGATGGAAGAGCGAGAAGCCTTTATTAAAGAGCGTATTCACCTTCATAGTGAAGCCCTGTTTGCAACCGATACCAACGAAGACCTACCACCCTGTACCCCAGAGGAATGTTGGGAAAAGCCAACAACTTATGCGGTTAAGAAAGAGGGTGGAGTTCGCGCGAAGTCTGTCCATACCACGAAAGAAGAGGCGGAATCGGCATTAGAAAGTACTGGCAAGGGATATTTTTTAGAAGTTCGAGCTGGTGAAAGAACTCGTTGTGCCAAGTTCTGTCAGGTTTCTCTTTGGTGCAAGCAGTACAAAGACTATTTGGAGGAACAAGCCAAATGATAGACGCTAAATACTACAACAACGGCAAGATCAAGATTGGATCTGAGCATTATCTCAATCCGCTTAAAAAAAAATACATTGAAGAAGATCACGATATGTTGGAGATTCAGAAGTATTTAATTCATGACCCATCTATTCTTAATCGGCAGTATTGGACTCAAAAAATTTTATTGATTATTAGTTGTTTTGTTTTATTAGTTGTTTGTTTGAAAGGAATGAAATGAGTGCAAACGATACACAGGTTGGTGGCAATCATTACGCCACGCAGGAAATACAGACTTGGGACTATATTGCTGCCAATGAAATTGGGTATTTTGAGGGGAATGTAATTAAGTATGTATCACGATGGAAGCAAAAAGGTGGGATAGAGGATCTACGGAAAGCACAGCACTACCTTAGTAAGTTGATTGAACTAAATATAAAGGAATAGCATGAAAACATCACAGGAATTAACTTTAAAGTTTATGGTGGCATTGGCATCAAACCCATCATATGCTAACACTCAGAGAGACATCTCTGAAGAGGCTTTGAAAATTTACACAATGGCACAAACATTAACTCACCTCTATTTAGGGAAGGTAGCATGAGCGTATATAAAAAATTACAACAAGCTAGGATAGCTTTACAAGGAAAGAAACTAACCAAGTCGGGTAAGAACAAGTTTGCTGGCTACGAATACTTCGAGCTGGGAGACTTTCTACCTACGATCCAAACAATCTGTAATGATGTTGGGCTATGCGGGGTATTGTCATTTAACAACGAGATGGCGTACTTGCAGATTAACGATGTTGTGGATGGCACATCCATCATGTTTACCTCACCCATGAGTTCAGCTGCTCTCAAAGGTTGCCATGATGTACAGAACCTAGGTGCGGTGCAGACTTACCTTCGTAGGTACTTATGGACAAATGCCTTTGAGATTGTGGAGCATGACGCTCTGGACGCTACCTTGGGAAAGGATGAGCCACCAAAAAAGATAGAAGCCAAGGTTGAAAAGATCGAGCCAAAGATTGAGAAACCAAAGCCAACCAACGGCCCATGGC